GATGACCACGGAACAAAGGCAGCCCGCTTAAGCGCAGCTATCTCCATGGCAATCGAGGCGAACAAGGACAAGGCTGTTATTGAGGCGAACATCAATGCAATTAAGCTAAGTATTTCTAAGAGAGGTGTGAAGCCCATAGCTAAAGAGCCAGGCCAATCCGACGAGGATTATTACCTAGCGCTAGAAGCATCAATGGCTGATGTGCTGATCAAGGTTGCGGAGAAAGAAGCCAGTGCAAGCATCACGGGTACTGCCAAGAAGGCCCACGGCCAAGCCTTCCTCCACGAAGGTAATGACCTGAATAATCGCAAACTAGAATCCCATGAGCTCTTTGCGAAATTGAATGACAAAGAGCAGGCGGATGCGGTGGCAAACACAAAGGATAAGTCGGACGAGGTGACGAGGTATCAGTTTGAGATTGACCTCGAATCCATGCCCGAGTCGGCTAAGGGCGACCTCACTGTGGCGAAACTTGAAAGCATGTCAGTCGGGCAAGCCAAGCTCACCATGCAGAGGGCGTGGAGCAACTGGAGCCACTCTAACTTAATAGCAGAAGAGATATCGGCGACCAATGCCTTGGACGATCTAGCGGAAGGCAACCCCCACCTTGCGCCAGTGGCGGCGAATATTGTCCTTTTCAATAACGTCGACAAACTGCCCTTGCCTGCAACGCTGAAGACTTTAGTTAAAAAAGCCAAAACCCCTCAGGAAAAGAAAGATGCGTACTCATTGGTGCGCGAAGCCTTAAAGTCGCAACCGGAGAAAGCGCGTTCATTCCAGGACGCGATTGGCAGGATCCAGCAGAAAGAATTGGAAAATGCTGAATTAGCGGCGAAGGCGGCAGGGCCCACTGCGGCAGCTCAGCTCAAGTCGGTGCTAGATGGCGTCGTTTATCGCAGGTATGAAGAGGCGCACGCAGACCTCAGGAAGTTTAATGCGCAAGATGCTCGTTACTACGGCCCTGGCACCCCTAATAGGCAATTCTTAGGCAGATCAATTCCTGCAGGTAGCGGAGCAAGTGTCCCCAAGGCAGGTGGCGACTCCCAGCATAATGCGAACAACCTCCCAACACCTGACGTAAGTTCGGGTTACCATCTGCCCCCCGACGAGAAGCCAGAACTTCCTTCCGACGACGTTAAGCCCGGTTCCATACCGACCACCCCTAATGAAGAGGCTACGCTAAAGTTAAACCAACAAAACGCTCCGTTTAGGCTAGCAGAGACGAAGCTTCATAATGATGCCTTCGTCAGGAATGAGATGCTCCCGCTCATGGAGCGAGCTGGGGTGACATGGGACGAGATTAGGGCGGCAAACCCCACTCTTCGCCTACCGGATGACCCAACTGACTACAATGGGTGGGTGACAGCTTTAGGGAATCCTCAGCGTGCCAGCGCAAAAATGCAAAGCCTTGTTGATGGGTTAGCTGGGCGAGACGCCGGGTGGCGTAGCGAATTTACAGCTAAGCCCTACACAGCGGAAGAAGAGGCTGCTTTGCGTGAGCGCGTCAGGCTGGCTGACGCTGCCAAACAGAGTGAGCTGATTAAGCCCTACGAGCAGGGACCCGAAGACCTGCCCAAGCTTCCGCCTCTGCTTGCTCCGCAACCTATTGATATGCCACCGCCACCTATTGTTGCGCCACCAACAGGGGCAGTCTCTTTGCCACAAGCACCTGCGGTTCCAAGTGCGCCCACGCCAACCAACTCTATTCCAGCCCAGTCAAGCGTGCCGGTGCCGCCCGCGCCTGCCTCCATAGGGAGAACAGGTAGATATACATGGGGCGGGAAGCCCGTATTCATTACTGACGACGGAAAGGGCGAGCTAATGGTGCAGGTTGGGACCTTTCCGGCTCAACCAATGACCTTAGATGACTTCAATACTTACATGAACTCAGGGTCGCTAAGGTCGGTATCTGGCTCCGTGCCAGAGGCTCCAAGGATCCCCAAGCCAACCAGCTTACCAAGCGTCCCCGTGAGGCCAGTGACTGGGTCGTCAGCCGGGGCAGGCTTCAGGCGGGAGTACGACGAAAAATCAAAGACGTGGGTCAACCTGCCGGTGACGGCACCCACCCCAGCTTCAGGAGGTTGGACGTGGTCAGGCGGCGAGGAGGGCAATGTGCCGGTGGTAATCACAGAGGAGGCGGGCGGCGGGTACTTAATGACTCATCCCACGATGGGCAAAATTCCATTAAATGAAGATGTCTTTAACAAATATTTGCTCAAAGGGCTTTTGACGAAATCAGGGAGTGGAGGCATCTCAGGCGTGCCGACACCGCCGCCGAGTTTCAGAAATTCCAGCACCAATAGTCTGCCAATAGCACCACCGGTACCTAAATAATAAACAAAAATGGGACAACTAATAGATTTCTTTCGTCTTCGGTACCCCAACGACAAGCGTAGTGACAGGGATATCCTCTTTCGCTACGCCATAGATCACGGCGAGAATGTTTTACTTAAATACCCTGAAGACCACGCCGCTTACCTAGCAGAGCTCGGTAAATTAAACCCTCTCAGTAATTGGGAAGAGTTTAATCGGGGTGGTCGCCGGAGCTGGGAAGGAACTAAAGGAACCTTCAAGGCCGCCGGGTCAATGCTCGCCACCAAGCTGGGCGCAGAAGAAACTGGCACAGACTGGCTAAAGGCTGCGCAGGCAAACTACCAAAAGGCCTCTCGGCCGGAATACCGGTCATCTGGCTCAGCTCCTATCTCCTCCTTGATAGGTGAAGCCGCTCCATCACTGCTTGAGTCCGTCGGAATGGGTGTCGCTGGCGCAGGGATTGGCGGAATGTTAGCTCCTGGGCCGACTCCTGATGATGTTGTCACTATTCCGGGTGGGTTCTTTGCTGGCATCTTAAGCAAGAACGCCATCAAGAAGGAGCTGAAAGAGCACATGGTTAGAGAGCTTGGGGAGGGTGCCACTGAGGGTGCCGTGAAGGCAAAGCTTAAGCAGGAGCTTGGGGTCAGTGTATTGAAGCCTTACGGGACAAGGGAGCTCATGACTCAGGCTGCCACCAAGAGAGGCATCATCGGCACCGTGGATGCGACTGGCAAGGCCTACGCAAAGGAGCAGCTCCTGGCGAAGGCAGCGACCTTAGCCGGCCATAAGAAGCTCCTATTTCAGCAAGTCGCCGGATCGGCCGTGACCGGAATGAACTCCGTTGGCCTCAGTGCCGGTGAGATATACTCACAGCTCGCAACAGATCCGGATGTGGACCTTGACACTGCATTCAACCATGCATTTTGGGGAGGCATCGTTGCCGGTGTCCCTGATACAATTCTCCCCTCAATGATTCTGGGGAAAACCTTAAAGGCCCTGAAGGGTGGGTCGGCACCCATTACTCGCCAGGCAACCGACAGTACTTATCGCCGCGTCATGGACTCCTTCCCCGGCCGCTTTAGCAAGGCAACGGCTGGAGGCGGAACGATTGAGGCAGGGACCGAAGCTTTCCAGACCTGGGTAGGCATCGTCGCTGAGAAGTCTGCCAAGGGAATGTCAGTCAATGACGCCATAGCGGACTCAAGTTTAGACAACCTCACCTGGTCACAGAAGCAGGAGATGTGGCATGCAGCCAAGGTGGGCTTCGTGGCCGGCGTGATGGGTGGTGGTGGTGGAGAAGTCTTCTCTTCCCTAGCTGGAGGAACACAGCCACCGGTAGATGCGGAGCCAGGAGCTGCCCCGACTGACCCGACTGACCCGACACCCGCACTGGAAGGAGCCGACCCTATACCGGTAGATGTAGCCCATATTGATCATAAAGGGCGTGCAGATGTAGATGCGCTAGTGGCTGAGGAGATGGCCGACACGGCCGAGCTGGATGTAGATGGCCAGCTCATCAGATTTAATGACCCTAGCCCGGACCTGTTCTCAAAAATCAGCCTACTCTCGAGGGAGGATTCTGACGAGTCCTTGCGGGAATACTACATGTCCCAGAGAGCTTTAGCACGCGCGGCGTTTACCCGTGCCCCGGTCGATGCAAAGCCGGTTACGCTGGGCGACGCGCCGGCTAAGGTGGTCGAGGCGGCTGAGGCTGCGGCAGCAAAACTCCTTCCCGGTATTGATAATACTGGGAAGAAGGCAACGGTTAAACTCACCCCCGCCGACGGATACGCAGCGCGTTCAGGCCAAACCACCCCTCCCGGAGTACCTCTAGTCCGCGACGATGGGGTGGAAGTTTTGAGCTTTACTCAGAGAGGTGGAGAGAGTGAAGGGAGTGGAGAGCCAGCCCAGCTCACTCCCCCTGTGCCTCCAACGCGTGTGGTCATCCCTCCCGCTGCGCCTCCAAAGGTTGAGAAGCCCAAGGTACAGCCCCTCACCATAGCTCAGAACAAGGAGGCTGCGCAGGCCATGGTTGAGCAGCGCATCACTGAGCTCGAGAAGGACGTTACGGTGCTCGAGACCGAAATCCAATCTATTGAGCAGGGTAAAGTCGACACAATGGAGGGGCTGAGCGCGTTGTACGAGGCTGGCAAAATTAAAATGGATGATCTCCTCCGGTTGCGCGCCGATGGTAAAATAGATGAAGCTGAGTTTCAGAAGCGTGTCGCCTCGCTGACCAAGCAGAAATCCTACGTAGATGAAGCAGAATTGCGCAGCCGTGTCGCCTTACTGACCAAGCAGGAAGCTTACAGTGCTGTTATTAACGGCAAGACAGTAGTGGAATACGGCCCTGAGGGTGCTGCGGAACTGAACCGGATGGGTGGAACACCGAAGCGCGTAATATCCAACACCGAGAACAAGACCCGCACCCTTGCTAAAATCATAAAAAACCTTACTGAGCTTAAGCTAATCCGGGATGGTAAATTGACGGTTCTGGACGACGCCTTCCCGGTTGGCCTCCTTGCCTTCCAAACTCAAGAGGCCGACAGATCCGTCCGCACCCGCGATGACAACTTGGAGAAGGGCGAGAGTGTCACCTATCCAGCGTTCTATGATGTGCTGGAGCCGGAGGGGCATGAAGCTGGCGATGAGCTGCGTAACGCGCTTGATGCTGCCATTGCCGAGGTTGAAGAGAACAAAGATAACAAGGAGTACGACGCCAAGAACAGCGAGGCTTTGAACGCCCTTGGGGAGATACTTGTTAGCGAGGGGCGCGCGAGGACTGGGACAAGAAACACATCCTCCGTCGGTAACACCACCAGGATGGTTGTCCTGCACCATCAGACTCGCGCTGAGGCTGACCCCACTAAAGTCCAGATTCTCCCCATTCATAAATCAGGCGCACGCGGGACGAGCAAGAAGTCCCTCTACAAAGTTCCTATTCCTGCTGGCGAAACCAAGAAGAGCAAAGCGGTCAAGTATATGACCTTAGATGAAGTACTTAAGGCGGGGAACTATAACGTGATTGGGTCTGCCAGGCTGTCCACGCCGGTTCCCCTTAATAACCCAACGAAGTACAGCTTAACTCAAAAGCAATACAGCAACCTCAGGGACTCTGCGAGAAGTCAGCGAAAGGCACAGGCCTCAGGAACTGCTATCCATGAATACGTAGCCCCAGGCCAGTCTGTGCTTCAAGAGGCGTATGACGAGAGCCAGGATGTAGCCGCCTTGGCAGAGGGAAATGTGGAGCTCCTTGGCCAAGTGACGGAAGACACTAAGTACGGTAGAGGGCGTGACACTGGTGAGGGTTTATCAAGAACTGACCAGGGGTATATGGATGATGAGACCGGCCTAATTGAAGGAGGCGAATATCAGGAAGGGGTCCAAGCTCTGGAGGGCCGAGCGGATGAGCTGACTATATATGATGAAGGCGACTACGCGATAGATAGCGAGGGCAATGAGAGCGATGAGGCCCTCAAGCAAAAAATAATTCAGGATGCCATAGACGATGGTGGCGGAACGGCCGGCATGGACATTGAGGCTCCCAAGCTTCCGTCCAGAGTCAGTAACTGGGCTAAGGACTCCGTGTATGATATCCTTGAATGGGCTAGCGAGAACGGTGAGGCCGTCCCTGATGGAGAGGGGCTTATGCGGGTGCTCATAGACCCGAACGCTGGCATAAATGAATTTCATATCCGCCACGCAAACCAGGAGGAAGCGAGAAAAGAGGCTGACACTTATTCAACCGTTAATTCGCTTGTGGCTTTTCAGAAAACTTTAACAGAAGCAATACGTGAAGGAATAAATGATCATGAAACTGACCAAACTGGAACAAGACCTGAAGAAACTATCGACATCGGGAGCATTGGAGAAAGTGTTCAAGATAACGGGCAGACAGAGCGCGAGGTGGGCAAGGATGAGAAAGTACGAGCAGAGCTTGCAAAAAACATCCAAGACAACAACCTGACGCCGTCCGATGGCACGCTGATTGAGACAACGTCACTGAACCCCGACGATGGCAGTGTAACCATAGACATTAACCCGGTCGTGAACGACGGCTCTGATGGGGCTAGTGCTCACAACGCCCTGCATGACGCAGACAAGAAGGAGCAGCAGGAGGAGAAGGAACGCAACAACCTCATCAGCCAGGAGGCGCTTGAGAAGCTGGAGCAAACCCCGGTTGATACACGAGAGAAGGGAGTTGTTAAGGCTCTTGAGGAATACTTAGATAAACATCCAGAGCTGCAAGGGATAGTTAAGCTCGTTCGTGGCCCAGGAGCTGAATCCGATAGTGATGCAGAATTTTGGGCCGCACGCCTACAGGAAGACGGCACCATTGCAATCAACCTGAACCTCATTCAAGCCTCGGAGGTCAAGAGCAACATAGACCACGAGCTAGCGCACTACATCTACGGCGACGGCGAGTTCACGCAGGCCTTTGAGGCCTTGTGGGGCAGCCTGTCCGAGGCTCAGCAAAACAAGATCAGCGTTGAGGTTGCTCGCCTATATGGCTCTGATCTTGCGACTGAGGAAGAGCGCGTGCGGGCGTTGCAGTTCATCCGCGAAGAGACTCTGCAGACTGAAGAGCAGCGAACCCTATGGGATAAGCTGGTCGCGCTACTGGAGAACATCTACCGAAAAATTACAGGCGGTCAGCACTCCGATCCGCAAACCCTTGCAGCTCACATGGTTGCTCACGCGCGGGAGGCTATTGTCACTGGCCATCAACGCGGAGATACAACCGTGGAGCGGTATAGCCGCAAAGACCTCGCGGCCCTACAGGACCAAGACGCCACGCTAGTAAGCTTTTTCGATACGTTTAAGGACCTAACCTGGCCGATGACCGAGGAGAATAAGGACATGAAGGTTGCCGGGCAGCGCATGACAATCTCCATAGAAGGGAAGACGAAGAGGGGTGGGCGGCGGGAGCCTATGAATATCAAGGAGATGGATGACGTTGCTATGCTTATCCTCCAAACAATCTCAGGATATCGCGAGCACGGCATTTCGGAGGATATAGAGGCCCACCTCCCGAAACTTGTAATTGATAGCGAGAAGACCCGCGTAGAGCAATACTTCAAAAACGAAAATCCGCCATTCCAGTCACTCAATATGAATAATGGGGCGGAGCGCGATCTCGCCTCCCCCTTGGGGCGGGAAATGTGGAGGCTCCAGCAAGAGGAGCCGGAATCTCTCAATGAGTTGATCTATGAAGACGCTCGGAAGAGAACTTCTGAACGCATGGATGCTATATCGAGTCTTGCACATTATCTGGAAGAGCGTGTCGTGCCCTTCCCAAACCACGGCAGGGTTGAATATCGGCTTACAGATCGTGATCTCGGAGGCCTAACCGGACAATTGGAAGGTGACATCTATACGCCCACTGAGGCCGCTATGATTGTTTATCATGCGGCCAAGTACTCATACAGGCCTGACGGCAAGAGGGATGAGATTAGGGTCGATAACGACCATCCAGTCATGGTTCTCACTGGGGCGGGCGCGGCCTATGTACGGGATGCGCTCAGGCCGAGGTGGGGTGAGGTGGAGGTGGGGATGCGTCACTTCGGCATCGACGGCGATGAGGGCATTCCTGTGCTCGAGTACAAACCGGTGGAGGCCGGCAAGACGATCAAAGAGGCCTTCGAGGCCGCTGCGATCCAGATGGCGGAAGACGCTACGAAGAAAGCTGAGCTGTCCAACAAGAAAGGCTGGCATATCTTTAAGCGATCAAAGGAGCAAGAGGACGTTAATGCCTTGCAGGAGGCCGCCGTTGGGACCACCTGGTGCATCGGCATAGGGGGAACTGCCAAGAGTTACCTGTCTAAGGGTGACTTCCATGCCTACTACGATAACGGCGTCCCGCAAGTTATGCTTCGGATGGAAGGCGACACGCTGGGCGAGTCGCCCAAGGGCCGGACTCTCGAAACACAGGAAATTGACCCCGCGTACGCTGATGTGACCGAGGACTACCTTCGCTCCAAAAACATCAAGGGTGGAGCGGCTTACCTGCAAGACCGTGACTTCGCAAGAGCCTTAGCAAAGTTGGTGGCGCTGGGGCCAGACGCCACGTCTGGCGATGTGGACCCTGTCCTAAGAGAGGCCCTTAATAAAGTGTCTAAAACGCGCCTCGTGCATGGCGAGCTTTCACTGGATCCTTGGGTGGAGGACCACGACATTCTTGACGAGGTCCAGCCAGGTTGGTGGGACGAGTCCGTTGAAGATGAGCCAATCACAACCCCCCGCCGCCCGAACCCGAAGGTCTTTAAGAGAATCGAGCGACGAGCTGCGGGGCATGGTGACCATAGGTACTCGACCGATACTACTCGCATAATTTACAACGCCGTAACTAATAACGGAAAGACATCCGGTGTTGAAGTTAGTGATGAAGGCGTTCTCCAAGCCGGAGTCATTGTGCGTGTCTCGCCAGGCCAAACGGGCCCAGTGCACCTTCCTAAGAACATTAAGCACATTGTAGGTGACATCTCGATTGGATACGAAGACCGAGAGGCCTCCATTGGGGCACATAACGTCTATTCCTCCAAGAATGTCGCGGTCCTCCACCCCGTACTAAATACTGAGAACCTTGAAAGCATCACCGGCAAAATAGAACAGTACAGCCACGTAAGTTTTTTAGGTCGAGGTGAAGGTTTTACGACATCCAAGTCGGAGAATCAATCATCGGATCGCATTCAAGCGGAAGGACCCCGGCCAATCATTGCGCCCAAGCTTCAACACCTGGGATTCCTGGGGGATGTGAATATGAATGACGAATATCCTGCCTTGAGGGTTGTTAGTAGGGCAAAAATGAATTTCGGCAGGGAGGCGGCGTCGCCCACGATTGAAGATGCTGAGGCGATTGACAGAGGTGGCCTCGATCACGCGACTGGCAGGCATGGACTGGGGATTCGGGTTCGCCAGGGCCGGGGACGAAGGCTCAACTTGCCGGCCCTGGAGGAGATAATCGAGCCCCTCGAAATTGTCGGAGTTGATGCACCTAAGCTTAAGCGTATCGGCCCAGAAGACGATGAAAATTGGGAGAGCAATGCCGCGCCAGCATACGGCTACACGGGTGCCCACGTTCCTGGATCCGGATGGGCGAATGATGCCATCATCATCGATTCCCTCCTTCCTTCCTTGTCGGAAATCACGGCAACCAGTGTGTCGTTATTCAGAACCCGGCTTGGCCGGGTTAAGCTTGACGTCGGGCTGGCGCGGCGGGAGGCGTTGGCCGACATGGTGAAAAGTGACCACTCGACCCACAGCGGACCCGGGCTGTATGTGATAGATCAATCCTCTATTCAGCTAGTGAATGAATCCTTATCCTACCTTGTGGTTAGGGAGGGAGACATTGGGCCCCACGAGACCGTAGTGGGCTGGACGACGCCTTCCCGGAGGCTCTATGACTTTGGGAACCTAAAAAAGGTTGGGGCGCTCAAGGCTGAAAGTGCAATTATTCCGGGCATTCAAGAGGTCTCGCGGGGTATATACGGGGAACGCTACGCGCGCACTGGTGGGAATGAGAAGGGGGCACTGGAGTTCATAATCTACAACACGTCAATGCCTGACCTCAAGACCATTGGGGCCAAAGGAGATCCCGATCTCGTGACCCAGTACCTCCCTAAGGCAAAAGATATAGATATCAATCAGTTTGCGACCATTCGAGGCACGTATGTTAACCTGCCAAAGCTCACTGCAGTTCATTCTCACCTGCACATAGCCATGAGCGACAGCATGTTTGCGCGGGAGCAGATGAGCGACAATGAGAATTACATGTCGGATAACTTTAATCTCAGAAAGTTGGAGGTTGTTGACGGTCACTTGAAGCTTGACCGCATAGACCCCAAATCCGGCGCACGCAGGTCGAGTTTGGTCGGGCGAACAGCCGCCGACTTTGCCGGCGAGTCGCCAGGTCTTACTACACATGGCGAGGCATGGGTCAAACCCGGCGAGGGCCATCATGGATATATCCCCCTCCCCAAGCTCAAGGTATTGGGCGGGGAGCTTGACAATAGGGTTGCTATCAACGCCCCGAAGCTCAGGAAATTGGAACAGGCACCCTCGGGGCTGCACCTCCAAACCTATCACCCAAACATTCTTCATAGCAAGGCGGGCTGGAAGGATGTATGGGGTGACAAGTATACCCACGCGGCCTGGGTGGCGGATCCCGCTGTGCGAGGCGAATCCATCTCCAGCCCTCCCAAGCACCCGGGCGAGATGACTGAATTAGAGCTTTTGGAATGGTCCTCCGAACAGGCAAGGATGATGAAGAGGTATGGCACAGGCTATTTCGGCGAAGACGCCAAGGGCAGGGCCGAAAGCCACTCCTCTAGTACGCGGTACGGAATAAAGTACAAGATGAATATGACTCCCGAACGCCAGTACAAGCACTCTACGCTTGATGGTTTCTCGCGCGAGGAAGCGAATAAGGCCATGCGGGCCATGCGTAAGAACTTCCCGGATGCCCAAGCTTTCTTAGAGAGCTGGGAGACTAAAGGAGAAAAGGGGTTTAGTAATAAATTACTTGAGGGGCTGATTGAGGTCATCAAGAAGTCAGGGCTAGCAAAAGGGGTGAAGCTTCGGTTGGTTAAGGAGCACCCTAATGTGGGTAGCATTCTTGGGAGCTATAACGATGAGCGAAATGAAATAACCATTTACGTCGGGGACCACGAGACATTAGAGCAAATGCAGCAGACGGTGATGCATGAAATGCTTCACGCGATCCTTATCAGAGCGATTGGAAACTTCCAGACCAACAGGGGAGACAAGCTGTCTCCTGTGTCCATGGCGTTGATTACTAAGCTGGACGGCATGCTTGTTAGGGCCCGCAAGGAACACGAGCGTCGTGAAGGCAGGCAGATCAAATGGGGCAAGGAAGCGCACCCTTACGGGCTCACGGACCTTCATGAGTTTGTTTCTGAGGCGATGACTAAGCCGGATTTCCAGAATTTCCTTGCAGCCATTGAGGGCCAAACCAAAGGGGAAAACTTCCTTCAATCCCTGATTGGCGTGCTTAAGGATATAATCCTAGATGTCCTTGACGGCCTAGGGTTAATAGATGGACGGAGTAAGATATCCGACAGCATGTTGGGTGAGGTCATTGAGACCACGCTTTTAACAATTCAAGACACCCAACAACAAAAGCACGTAAAGACCGAGCCATACTTAGAGGAGAACATGGCTGACGAACGGGTGCGCTCTTTAGTCAGAGAACTGGGTCTGTCCCCTGAGCACACCGAGGCTTTGTCTGTTAATCAGGGAGGTGGCACTGATTACGCTCAAGGCAGAAGGCTGCGTAAAGTCTCCGATGATCCGACAATTTCAGCAGATCCTGACGTAAGCAATGAATCAGCCCTGCGCGGCGACGTTGCCGTCTGGACCAAGGTTCAAGACGTGCTGAGTCAGATGTTCGACAAGTTCAAGCTCGACCAACTAAACCAAGACGGGATCGACTTCAAGCAGTTCACGTCAAGGTTCCTGAAACGACCCAAGAGCCCTGAAGAGGTGATAGCTCTCATTAACCAGCGACTGGTAGATAATGGGGAGTCCGTTATTGAGAAGCTGGATATTAATGATTTAGTTAACAAGGAGCGAGCACAGCACGACCTTTGGGAGGTCTTAATGAAGACCTTCCTGAAAATGCAAAAAAACCGGGCAAAGCAGGAGGGGATAGTTAAGGACGAACTAGACAGCATTGAGGCTAGCAACGCGGAGCTTCAAGAGCTCCTCAGCAATTACACAGATGCCAATACCCGGACCAAGGCCTCAAACAAGGCGCTACGTAACTTCATCACCGCCCTGAGCCGCAATTCCGGAGAGTCGGGAGACATGCTGGTCAAGGTAGCGAAGTACCTAAAGAGAGAGAAGATTCCAGGCGCAGTAGAAAGGGTTCAGAAGATACTGGCACCAGGCAAGGGCGCGACCGAGACCGAGCGAGGGGCAGCAGGGAACAAATTAATGAACTTGGTTGATGCCGTGGCTGCTATTGAGGTGTCTCCAGGCGAGGCAATCGACTTCAGCGCGCAAGGGATAGGGGAGGCTGTTGAGCTTATAGAGAACAATATCTCACCGGAGTTGCAGGCCGTGCTCCAAAGCATCACCACCAACCCGGATGATCAAACTGCCGCGCTGGTGCTCATGTCCTATATAGGCCGAGATAACCAGCACATCTTTGATTTATCAAAGCTGAGGTCGATTGGGAAGCGGGGCGAGATTAACAAAATTCTTAATCTCGTAATGACATCGGATGAGACTGCCGTCAATAAGGCTCGGGTATCTATTCGTGGGCTCTTAGCACACAGGTCCCTCGCTGAGCGCCTACTCATCAAGCTCACCGAGCACAAAAGAGAACACCGCAAGAAGGTGAAAGGCATGCGGGACGCACAAGCGTTTATCGACTTCGATAACTCCACCAGGAAAATCCTGATTGAGGAGATGGCCTCCATTGAGGGAGCGCTGCAAATAGAGCAGAGACCCGACTCAGTGGTAAAGGGAAGCTCGCTGTGGAAGGCAACGGAAGGGTCACAATATGTGGTGCCAACCTCCCCAGATCAATCATCTACAAGTATCCAGAAAACGAAGCCGACAGAGTTCACGCTCATCCCGCGCAAGACCAAGGGCATGTCGCCCAAGAAGTACCAGCAAAAACTGGCTGTCGAGATGGAGGCTCTCTACCTCTGGCTGCATTACCCAGGTCGCAAGAAGGACAAGACCTGGAACTACATGAAGCGCGTCTACGATGTGATTTCCAGTGAGCACACTGTTCGTGACCATACAGCGGCGCGGGATAGCGTAACGCTCATGGCCGCCGGAACATTCAGGGATCAGCTCGAGCAAACCGGCTCGCCAATTCTCGGGAACATAATTCACCGAATCGCACAGTTTGAGGCATTCAGCAGGCGGCACAAAGAGCTGGAGCCATTGTCCGCTGACTGGGTTGAATCTGAGACTGCCGCGATCAAGGCGCTAGGCCTCTCTAAGAGGGAAGGAAGCAAGACTATCTTTAATGATTTAGTATACGGCCCTGCACTTGCATACTTTGAGTCCAACCAACAACTACTGGATGAGCATGACAGTGTGGAGGAGGCGATCAATGCCGGCCTAAAAAATGTGGAGCTCATGTTGAGGAATGGGGAGAACCTGATATCAGTAGCCCTGAGATCAAACCCCGAGGCATGGCCGGCCGTCGAGGAACTACTGCGCCTTACGGGTAGCATGTCCAAGACCATCATCGAGCACCAGGAAGGAATGGGGCTGAAGGTTAAGCATGGGAAAGGAAAGCAGGAGCATTTTCGGAAAGCCATCGGTGCTGAGCTGTTTACTGTCAGTCGTTCCATTGGCGGCGAGATAGCCACCCTAGCTATTGATATGGGCAAGGATGGCAGTGAGTGGATGAAGATCTGGACCCATGTTGATGAGGGCGGCGTGGAGCAGTCCAGAAGCGTCACAAAGTCCGTCTCTGATGTGAGGAAGGACACCGCTGAGGCTTACCTTGACCCCGATAAGAACGCTGAGTTGCGCGAGACCACAAAGAAGCAGTACTCAGGAAATGTCTGGAACCAATTTGTCCGCCCTCTGGTGGAGCAGGCGGGCGAGTCACTATTTGATGAGGGTGGGACGAAGGGCGATGAAGACAACCGGTACCACCGCCGAGCATCTAGGAGCGAAGTAATAGATGCGTTTAACTCAGTGGAGGAGGGGGACATAGTCGGGTTCGCTGAGAAGCTGTACGAGATCACCAATGGTAACATGAGTGGCGACCAAGCATCTCAGGAAGCCATGGCGGAGCACGTTGGTAAAGTAACAGGGAGGCTTCAAAACAAATTCAATGTCCTCTATAGCAACATTGACCAAGCCCTTAACCCTGATTCTGTTAAAGATAACCAAATCACTCTCCGACGCGTTATGCTTGACGCGCGCACAACGGAGGGCTTCCCGTCTGACTGGGTCAGCTACTCTACCTTCGAGGAGCAGCAGGTCCTGAGCATCATGAGGGTGTTCTCTGCGCACGCCGCATTCGGCCAGCAGCTTGAGCCGTTGAAGCAGGAGTTTGCCGCCGCTGAAAGGGAATTTGGTGAGCAGCTAGGCGTGCTGGAGAGTATTCGGAGTCGACTGCACGGTGGTAAGATAACACTTGCCCAGGCTAAGCAGGAGGCTAAAGACCTGTATGGGCCGGCTGGCTGGAAAACACTTAAATCCGCGAGCGACAACCTGAAGCGCCTAACGAGAGTTAAGGCCAGAATACTTGCCATGATTGGCAATGAGGCCGCCAGGACCCCAGCCGAAATGGGTGCCTCATACGAAGTTTTGCAGATGCTCACAGGGTTAGTGGTTCAGTCGGGAAAGACGGCCATTATTGACACCTCCTCGATGTTCGCCATGCCCTTCGCTAAGTTCGGCTTTAACCGAATGGGCATCGTTCAGTCGCTTAGGGGATTCAGCACCCTGACACAGGCGGCGGGCAGCTTCTTCCAGGCACTGGGCCGGCAGGTAGACATGGATGCGGGGTGGCAGACTAAGTTCAACGAACTGCACCATGGCGATCAGGACGCAATGCGTGATGGCATGACCCGCATTGTCGCCGCCGTGAACCGGGAGGTCCCCGGCCTTGACCCGATGGCTGACAGCGTCTGGGGTAAGACCAGGAACGTGGCGAAGAAAGGTGCCGTCTACTTCTCGCGGTCGGTTCGGGAGCTGCTTGGCACCGGCATCATGGGATTCGGTAAGATGGGCCACGAGGCGCGCTACGCAACCCTTCACCCTCACGCCGTATTCACTCAGGCCGGGTTATGGATGACCGCTGCGAACACGATCAACGGCTGGAAGGCATACCATAAGCTCGTTACCGACGCCGTGGAGTACCTTGACGCAAATCCTGAGGCCGACATCGGGAAAGGGTTCCGGTTCACCCACAAGAACGTGAAGGGTGGATTTTTTGGCACACACATGTCGGAGGATGCGTTTAATTACATGACCGATATGCTAGCTACCTACGGCATGTCGTTAGAGAGCTTAGCGCAAGAGGCACGGAGGAAGCGCATGGCCGGCGGTAAATCGGAGGTATTCAACAATGATCAACTGCGGAGACTGGCCCTAATGGCCCAAGCAGAGATCACGAAGGAAACCAGCATTATGTCTCGGCCATCCTACGTCTTCTCTTCGCACGGCGGGCGCATGACCAACCCACTCGTAGGGTGGTCGATTGAGAAGGCCGCCGATGTAAGGCGGAACTGGAAGGCGAACGATGCGGCGGGTGAGTTTAACTATCGCCTGATGCTGCAATCGATGATGCCTTATTTGGCGATGATGCCAATCAGCCTTGCCTTTGTGTGGCTCCGGGAGCGTTGGGAGGAGAAGATGCTGCGCAAGAAGGCTAACATTCTGGAGTTCAAGTGGGAGAACGAAAAGGGAGAATCCGATATCATAAGCAGGCACAACGCGCTGGCTTTTCTGGATAGGACTAGTCGGGTCGGGATGTTCGGAATCACGGGCGATGCGGCAAACGCCAAGCTCAACCCGGAGACTGGCCGCAACTTCTCAATCGAGAACAGAGTTTTCTTCTTGTCCGTCATAGGCGGTATGGCTGAGCAAACGTCGAAATGGTTAGCCACCGGCCGACCAATGGATTACCAGCAAATGGTGAGGCCTGGGCTTCAGATGGTTGGTCTTGGTGGGTACCTTGAGTGGGCGCAAATCCTGAATACCGTCACTGGTGACGGCTCGGGGTTGCCCGGATTGAGCCAAGAGGCCAAGGTTACCAAACGGCTTAACGCAGAGAATTGGATGCGGGTGGCAGGGCGCATGCAGCATCTTTCCGTGAAGCCCGGGTGGAGAGGAGGCGTCACCAGCCATCGCCTAGTGAAACCTCACTATAACAATATGGCGCTGGGTGCCATCAGTAATGACATCAATATGTTCACCGAGGCTGTCGCAGACGCCAGGCGCACCCTGCGGGAGGTGGCTGAGAGAGATGGGGAAACACTAGACGAGGATGAGATAGATGCAAGAGTCAGGGCTGGCTTCCTGGCCAACCATCCCGTGAGGAAGGTTTTCTCGCCTCTGCCAACCGAGACGCAATACAAGGCCCTTATTCAGGCCATCCCTGAGGAGTACCGATCCGATATTGAGGCGGCAGTGGAAATGTACAACTCCTACGGGGAGCTGCACCTTGGCCAAGAGCCATGGCGAGGGAAATCGGAGTCCTCTGGCAAGAGTAAGAGGAAAAGCGGAAGCAACTTGCAACCTCGCCGTGCTCCAGGCCCCTCCGGTGATCGTCGGAAAGAGATTATGCGCAAAGCGCTTGGTTATTAACATAGAACATACAATAAAAATAAGTTATACTAAGGAGAGAAATGACCGACCATTACGAAATGCTAAAAACACTGACAGTGAATTTATCGGTGCTGGGCGTTACGTGGCTGAGTAGCCTCGAGATGTTCCTTAAGATTTCACTTTTGGTGCTATCCATCATATATACAGTGGTAAAGATACACCAAATAACCAAAGAAAAATAAAACCCCCAAGAAAAATGATTGATAAATTGAAGAGTAGGAAGTTCATCGTCGCCGTTGGCGGCGTACTGTCAGTGATCGCCACCGACCTGATCGGGCTAAGGCCCGAGATGACCGAGTGGGTTGTCGGCGCAATTACCGTAATCTGCAGCGCATACATCGGCGGGCAGGGGCTGGTTGATTCTGTGGCCGAGTTCGCTAAAGGCAAGATGGCTGCGCCCAAGAAGCCTGCCAAAAAGTAACCTATGATTACTGCCCTCCTTGCCGCCTGCCGTGCACTGCCCGCCATCGCTAAGGCGGCGGAGCAGATTGCGGCAGGTGTGCGGGAGTTTAACCAACAAAACCAGGAACGTGTAGCCAAAGAGCGTCTCGATGAAAAAAATAAAATGGTTGGCGATTTCATTAATGCTCGCAACGAGCTGCATGACCCCGAAGTACAACGGAGTGACGGACCTCCTGACGAACCACCCGCAGGGGTCGGTTGACGCTCGAGACGCATCCGAGGAGTCGAAACGATTTATCGAGGCCTGCCTCCTATATATAAACCAACTCGAGTACGAGCTCGAGCGGCCTCGTTAATTTATGACAAATATGAAGCGATTCCTATTTTGCTCGGATCTCCACGGAGATCAAGCCTGCGAGAAGTCAGTGAAGGCCGTCATGGCCGCCACTAAAGACTTTAAGCCACACCTGAAGATCTTCGGTGGGGATTTAATGGATGCCAGGCCTCTTAGGCGAGGAGCTAGCCGGGAGGAGCGAGCAGAGGGCATGCAGCACGACTGGAGAGCAGGTATAAAGTTCCTGCACGAATGGCAGCCAACTCACGCGCTCATGGGAAACCACGATAAGCGTATATATGATCTCGCCGAGGCAAGTAACGGGATTGAGACTGAGTACGCCTTCAAAGGAACACAAGAGCTAGAGCGGGCTTACGCCGAGGTGAACTGCCTCTGGAAGCCTTACCATAAGCGCTCGGTGTGGAAGTTTGGGGACCTCTCATTTCTTCATGGTTTTTACCACGGGGTTAATGCGTGCCGGCAGCACGCGAACGTGTACGGGAATTGCATATTCGGCCACATTCATGCGGCTGACCAATATACAGCGCCATACATAAAGCGACGGACATCAATGTCAGCCGGCTGCCTTTGCGATTTGGACATGAAGTGGAGCGCGCATATGCCTGGCACACTGCGCCACAACCACGGCTTTATAATGGGCATGATTAACGAAAAGACTGGCGCGTGGACTGCGTGGCAGGTCGAGGAGGTGGATGGAAAATGGCACATACCAACAAAAATAAAAACGATCTAGGCTGGCTAAGTCAGCTTCGCGAAGAGTTCTCCGGCGGCGCGGTTACCGTCCCTGATGGCTGGTTAACTGTTAAGCAGCTAGCCAAGGAGTCGGGGATGAGTGAGGTGCACACCAGGAGGGTGGTGGCTAAGGGCATCGAGAACGGAACGGTCGAGGCGAAGAAGTTTAAGATCGAAACCGGTCTGCGGCTAATGCCGGTTCCCCACTACAGGGAGAAGAAGAAATGAGGCTACCTGCACCAGGTCAGCGCGTCCGCATTGAGTGGGTGGATATCACTGCTTACATCAATGAGCCTTTGTCGGCTGCCAAATTATCCAACTGCTGGAATGAGGGCGTGCTTGCAAAAAAGACCAAGGAGTATGTGGTCCTCGCTTCCGGCCAGTACGAGGGCGACGAAAAGGATCCGGTCGGAGATTACTGCTGCATCCCGGTCGGCGTTATAAAAAAAGTTCGCCGCCTCAAATAAGGCGGACACCCATAGTGAATAAGTGGATTTCCGCAAAGGATATCCACATGGTATGAGGTGGTCATTAACTTGTTAATAATTTACAATTTTTTTTATTGCGTTAGCTTTCGCTCTCTGTATAATCGGCGGCACTGGCATCGCGCCAAGGAAAGGAAAAGTTTGAAGGAAAAAACAATCATCGCTGTACCCATGCCACCCCAAATGAAACGGAAGCTTAGGCGGCGTGCTGATCAACAGTACGTCACCATGTCTCAGTACATCCGAAACCTAATCGCGGCTGACCTTAAAGAAACCAAGTAGTGGTTCACATAAAATCAACATGAAGGAGGAAATAATAGAATGCGAAGACCCACGAACACTCAAGCTGACGATCAAGTATCGGATCCCATCTCTGAATGCCCTTTTCGGTGTGAACCACTGGGGACGGAGGAAGGAGAAGGAGAAAGCCCAGGCCGCATTGCTATCAGGTTTATTAGCCGCCGCGTGCGGCTCCTCGACCCCGACAACCTCACTCCGAAGTATGTGCTCGATGGGCTCAGATACGCTGGCCTCATTTATGACGACCGCGCATCAGACATCACCTTCTCGTGCGAGCAAGAAAAAGTCGCCCACCGCGCGGAGGAAGAAACGATAATCTCAATCACCTATGTCCATGAGCACCAAATCGTCAATTTACTGGATAGAGCCAAAGCAAGGAAAATGCTGGAGCTGCGGGGAGAGGCGGGAGGCGATAGCCTATGACCGCTCAGTCACCAAGGGGTACATATGCGAGGACTGCTTTGAGCAGTGCGTCTACATCGACCAGCTATTGGCCAAGCTTGGCCTCGAGCACCCAGAGGAAGGGGAAGGGGGAGGCCGTGGAGGCGACTGAAGCCGGAACACTCCCTGTGCCGTTGCTTGCTGACCTGGACGCTGAGAGAGGTGTCATCGGCTGCATGCTGGGGGGCGACGAGTGGACCTCGAAAGCTGCTGCCCAACTTAAGCCTGAGCACTTTTACGACCCGCTGCACCGCCTGATGTTTCAGGTGATGGCGGACAGTGGTAGCTCTGATAGGGCTCGTCTGATGATCGACATAAAGAAGATCGGCTCAGGATTCACCTCAGGTGATGTTGTCCTGCGCACCAATGAGTGTGGAGACTTTATTCCCTCGCCCATCAATCTGCCGCACTACATTACCCCGCTCAAAGAGTGCGAGCGCAAGCGGGCCCTCTGTGAGGCTGTGAGCGTCTCACAGTCCTTAATCAAGGGCGGCTCATCCTACGCCGAGGCAATGGTCGGGCTTGATAAGCTTCTGTCGGAATGCGACGCGAGTGAGGGCGAGAAGTCCACCCACAAGGAACAGATACTTACTGTGATAGACCGCATTGAGAAGTGTCAGACCGGCGAGATTGGATCAATGGGAGTTCCCACTGGCATTCCTAACCTGGACTACCTTACAAACGGAATCCAGCCAGGGGACATGTTTGTGGTGGCCGCAAGGCCTGGCATGGGCAAGACCACCCTTGGGATGAACATATCCACCCACGCTGCCCTGAACGCCAAGAAGGGCGTGCTCTTCTTCTCCTTGGAGATGGACTATGCCCGCCTCCTTATGAGGGCCATCGCTTCAGTGACAGAGGTGGACATGAAGCGCATGGAAACCAAAGGGGCACTCACCCACGGAGAGATTCAGAAGATTACGAAAGCCACCGGCAAGATCAACACATCAGGGCTCAGGATAATCGACAAACCAGGAATGAGCCTGTTTGAAATACGAGCCATCTGTCGCTCGATGTGCAAGGCGCACAAGATTGATCTAGTGGTCATCGACTACGTTCAGTTGGTAAAGGTGCCGGGATTTAAGCCATCTGAGCGCGTGCGGGAGATTGCGGAGATATCCCTTGGGCTCAAGGCGCTGGCGCGTGAGCTAGGTGTTGGGTTCATTGTTCTCGCCCAACTCAACCGCGAGTCAGTGAAGATGGGTGGCCGCCGCCCGATCATGGCCGACCTAGCTCAAGGAGGGTCGCTGGAGCAGGACGCTGACGCAGTAGCGCTGTTGCACAAGCCGGACCCCGAGGACGATATAGTTACTTTAATTTTGGACAAGCAGAGGAACGGGGATACCGGAATGGTGAACCTTCTCTTTAGGCGTTCAATCAACAAATTCGAGCAGGCAACGCCGTTCGATTAACCCCAGAAACAAGGAAAACATGTCAGAGAACAAAAAAGGCATCCTTCTCAAGAAGGTGCAACTGTACTGGGCCTCCATTCGGGAGCCCAAAAAGAATGACGACGGTAAGGCGAAGTACCTTGCAGACGTTTGCAATCTCACCAAAGATCAAGCTCGCGCCCTGCACGACGCAGGCGTGGAGGTGAGGCAGGGTGAGAAAATGAACACCCCTCAACCCGAAAAGGGGCTATTCATCACCGCTCGCAGTGGGCTCCAACCGCGCGTCGTTGATGGCGACAACCGGAAGCTCGACGGTGAAGATGTCCCTGAGATCGGGAACGGGACCCTGGCCAACGTGTACATTAAGCCCTACGAGTGGGAGTACATGGGCAAGTCCGGCGTATCGCCTGGGCTGAACGGGGTTCAAATCCTTAAGCTCGTCACGTACGAGTCCGACGCGGATGTTTTCGGGCCTGAGCCTGAGTTCGCCCAATCGTCCGTAGAGGAAACCGACGACGTGCCTTTCTAGGCTGCCCAACCCAAACGGCGGGAGTGCCACCTAACTGCTGGTGCTCCCGTCCCCCTATTATGACTGAACTAAAAACAATGCACCGCAGGGTAGACCCTGAGACCTCCCGCATGGCGGCAGAGGACATCACCAACGATGGCACCGCAACGGCCCTGCGCCGCCAAGTGGCATACGCTGTCCACAGCAATCCAGGCCTTACTAGCCGAGAACTGGCTGAGAGCGGCACTGAGCTTTCACACGAAAACTTTCACAAACGCCTCCCTGAGTTGGAGCGCAACGGCAAAGTGCATCGTGCCCAGGCTCGCAAGTGCCGCGTCACTGGACGAACCGCTACCACCTGGCATCCAGGCCCTGAGGGTGACCCTGAACAACTGGACCTAATCTGATGGCAGATACTGGATCAGGACATTGGTACACCTCGGAAGGTGAGGCCCGCCACTGGCAGGAGGATGGGAAGAAGACTACGCTTCGGCACGCTCGTAAGCAGAACCTATACCCGTCCGTCAGTGGCATCCTGGGCATCGTCGCCAACGAGGGGCTGATGAAGTGGAAAATCGACAACCACATCAAGCTCGCTATGGCTAACCGACCCCTAATGCACGAGGACGAAAAGGACTACGTGCGGCGGGTGAGGAAGCTAGCCAACACCGAACAGGGCAAGACGCTCGGCTTCGGCACTGACATACACGCCTCGATAGAAAAAATTAACGATTACATACTAGATGAACAGAACGGAATTATTCAAGAAACTGAAAATTGATAAGGCGCTGCGCCCATACATGGTGCACTACCTTGATTGGCTCGAGGAAAACGTAGATAAGATCATCGCATCTGAGATGACCCTCGTTCACGAAGACGGCTACGCGGGCACCACCGACATGCACTGTGTCATGAAGGGAGGCAAAGAGGCCGTGGTCGACTACAAGACCCAGAACGTCCGCGCCAAGCCCGTCTTCTACGACAAGTTCTGCGAGCAGCTTGTGGCCTACAGAGCCTGCTTTGATAAGCCGGACTCCATGAGCTGCGTTAGCGTGGTGATTGACTCCAACGACCCTGCGCCCTGCGTGCAGAAGGTTTGGGACGATAAGAAGGTTGAGACTGCCGAAGCTATATTCGGTGCCTCCCTGAAAATCTGGCAGTCGGCCAAGAAGTACGCGCCGGAAAAGGAGGGGGAGTGAATTGCTGGCACTGCGGTGACGCGCTCATCTGGGGCGGGGATCACGACTTTGAGGACTACGGGCGAGAGGGCGAGGGGATTGTGTCAAATTTAAGTTGCCCTGATTGTGGGGCATATGTGGAGGTATATCTAGATATGGAACAGAAAACCAAAAAGACAAACAGGAGCCCTAACCAGATACGAGACCATGCGGTGCGTTGCTTTAACCAGCTCGCGCCCAAGAAGTACGATGACGGTCAGGCTCGGAAAGAAATCACCGACAACCTCGACCAGCACCCCGACTTGATCGGGGCCATACGGGAAGAGCTGATTGACGCCTTCTTCTACAACGAGAGCTTGGCTGCCCAGCGAGACGCTATGGAGACAGAGATCGAGCAGCTTAAGCATGAGAACGCCCGCCTTAAGGAAATGGTCAGTCGATGATGTACCAGATCAAACCGCATGACCGCATGACCTTCTGGGTGAAGTCCAGGGAAGGGAACGGGGAGTACCTAGTTGACCTTACCGAGCTTAAGGGGAATGGCATGTGCACGTGCCCGCACTTCCGCTGCCGGATGGAAGGGAAGGTGCGCGAGGACAAGAAGACGCGCCGATGCAAGCACATCATGGCTGTCCGCGATCACCTTGCTGACATGCTTATCAAGGAGATGGGGACGCTGAACAAGGACAAGGGGGCGGCATGAGGAAAAGAATCAACCCCATTTCCGCTAAAAGGCGGGGGGAGATGAAAATTTACGCGGTAAAACGCAAGGCCTTCCTAGAGGCCAATCCGCAATGCGCCGTAATGCCAAGCCGTAAGGCCACCGACGTGCACCATACGCGCGGCAGGGCAGGAGCATTGTTCCTGTGCGAAGAATTTTGGTTGGCCGTCAGTCGTGAGGGCCACCACAAGATAAACGAGAACCCATCATGGGCCCGTAAAAAGGGCCTGCTATGTGCCAAGGGGCACTGGGGAAAACAACCGGAAAGGGATCAGACAGAATGAATGAGAAGAGCAAGAGGAAGCCACCAGCGTTTCAGTTATACGTAGCGGAGTTTTTACAGGGCACAGCGATGATGTCCAATGAGGAGGTCGGCATCTATATACGGCTATTATGTCATGCCTGGGACAGGGAGGGACTGCCCAACGACGACACTATTTTGTGCCGTCTCGTGGGGGAGCCAATAGGCCATCCCGATGGCTCACTGCACTCACGCTTCCCCGTGGTGCTGAAAAAGTTCTACGAGGATGACGACGGAGCGCTCCGAAACTCCCGTCAGGAAACCTACCGTTCGGAGATGCGCCAGCGTAGGCAAAAACTACGCGAAAACAGCAAAAAAGGTGGCGAAATGAACCGTTTACGAATTAAGGCCGAAAGCTTGGCTAGCCAAAAGGCTATCCAGAAAGGGAGCCAAGAAGGGAGCCAAAACACTAGCCAAGAAGGGAGCCAAAAGGGGAGCCAAAAAGGAGCCGCTCTTACCTTAAACTCTATTACTATTGCGAGTGAAGATTTTGCTGAGGTTTCACGCGATGTGTTGGGCCACATGAACCGAGCTCTGAGGGACTCTAAATGTCCCACCTCCTTTAAGCTGAACAACCATCGCCGCGAGCTGATCTATGAGTGTGTTAAGGAAAGCGGCGGTGACATTGAGGGGGTCAAGCAGGCCATCACCCGAATGGTCTCAAAATGGGCCGGAACGAAATACGCCGAGGCTCTCAACCCCGACTCATTCTTCAGGCCCGAGAAGTTCATTCGTTACTACGAGCACCGCTCATTCATGGTGGGCAATGAGGACGAGGAGGCACCGGCCCTTAGGGCCCGCGTCGAAGCCATCACCTCAAAGTTCATAGACCCAGGCACTGGCAGCTTCGAGTCCGAGCACCGCAACTCAGACGGATCTCTTAAGCCTGAGGCTAAGGAGGAGCTGGAAACCCTTAAGTCACAATTAAAGAAATGCTAACCCCACCACAAATCACGAAGAGCCTTGAGGGCCTGATCAGGGACCTTATGGCTGCCACCACCAAGCCACCAACCAAGAAGGGCATGATGGAGTGCCAGGAGTACATCCTAAGCGCCTACAAGGCTGCTCACCGACTGAAGAGGGAGGTCAACTCCAAGAACTAATTTAACGCGACCGAGTGGACCCTACGAGTCACCTCCTTGCAGTCGGCATTTTGTCCGGCTTTCACCGACTCCCGCTCGGTTGCGTTTTAACAAAAATCAAAACATGAAAACAAAAACCAAAGCAAAGAAAATAAAGCAAGACCCCCTACGGGAGTTCACTCAAGAAGACATGCGCCTCTCACCAAATAAAGTGATCAAGGACTTGTCAGAGGTGTTCAAGGTCAGTAAAGCCAACATCGCCGGAAGGTGCCGGTTAGAGTCATACGTCCGCCCAAGGCACTTAATGGCCAAGCTGCTCTACGATTCAGGCTACTCCTCCACTGAGGTTGGAAGATTGATGGACCGCGATCACGGCAACGTGCTAAACTCCGTGACGCGGGCAAATAACATGATCGAGACCGACCGTCGAATCCAGGTCGCACTGAGGCTCTTGCGGGGCAAGGGCTACCGCGTATGACCCCAAGAGGCGGGAAGGTTACATGGGATGAGGTGGCTATGGCTTTATTGGCCATAGCCGCCGTCGCCCTGTTATTTATTGAGGAATGTTAAATTATGACAAACAAAAAGAAACCAAAGAAATCCACCAAGAAGCTTCCCGCCCTCAGTGACTGCCCGTTCTGTGGAGGCGATGCCAAGCAGAGACAAAGGCAAAGGGACCACTGGGTGGTGTGCCTAAAGTGCGGAGCACTCGGGCCGTTCACGAAATCCAAGACAGCGGCGGTAGATGCTTGGAATCAAAGGGAGTTTATGATAACAACGGGATAGGATCAATGGGGTGGTGGATTTTGAGATAGACGGAGGGAGGAGGATTATGGCCGAACTAATCGCCCAGAGCTTTGACGCCTACCGGCAGGTAAAAGAGGCTGGCTATATAGTTGATGGCAAACCTAAGTTTATCCCACTCGCAGACAACAGCCCTTTCCCTCATGACGAAGCGTACAGCTTGCTGAAATTTTTCTTCACCCACTCACTTGATATCGCCATCGCCATCGGCGGCCTTAAGATTGACGCCGACCCAATCAGGTCCAAACTCGAGCCAGAAATATGGGAAAGACTACTGAAACAGAACATAGTGAACCACAAGCCAATAGAGCTTCCAACAAAACCCTGGCGCGGCGCGTATCTGATCGTACCGGATTGCCCACCAGAGCCGTAAAGGAAGTCTTTCAGGCACTGGCTGTTGTTGTGCCTGAGATGCTCGCTGAGGGCTTTACAGCTAACATCTGGTCTCTTGGCACCTTCAGCCTCCGCTGGCGCAAGGAGCGCTTCCACGTAGACAACCCGAGTAACCCCTTTAGCGGCTACCAGCCCGAGACCTGTAACGTAAAGTTTACCGCTGGCCGGCCCTTTAAGGACCAGGTGCGTCACATTCTTAAATAAGGGCGATTTCTCAGCCGTGAAAATATCTAAAAACAGGAGTGAACAACGTGGTGGTAAGGCCCGCATTGGCCCACTATCGCTCCATATTCCACATATTAGCTATATAGGGCTAAGTAGGAAATGTATAGTGGTTAGATACCGGCAATTAATTAGGCTAATTCGTCGATCAGAAAACAGATTTTTTGATCGGCAACGCTCTTAGCCGCTCACCTGTGGGCGTCAAACGATTATCACGGCGCACAATTTTCTCCGACAACCCTCAGGTGCGCGGTACCCGTACAGAGAGGTGACGGGGTGACAGGTTTTTGGTGAGTTGACTTAGGGGATAGCACATATACCCCTATAAACACACCTTCGTCTTAACTCTAAACTCTGCATTCTGTACCCTGTACTCTATATGACTATATTCTATATAACAAAGCGTTGCCTTAGTAAAAAACACAGCACCAATCGGATAGCAAGATCCACCCCTAAATACTTAATCTAAGCTATTGAAGGGGTGGGTGCGCTGTCTCGACCCAAAGAGCAAATCAGAATCCCTTAGAAACGATTTTAGCGGCCCAACCCCCCTCTATATCCGACACTTATTTCGGAGTGTGACTCTCCCAGCCAATCTTCTCGTCCGGCATGTTCTCATCCGCCCAGCAGCGCTTCTTTAACTGGGCTGCGTAGGGCATGTAGCACCCACATCCCAGCACACTCGCCGGGTAAGGCCGACACACCTTGGAGTTCCGCTCGTAGATCGGACACTTCATGCAGCACTTCATCCTCTGACGGAACCTGGCCTGTTTCACAGGTAGCGATTCGCGGCCCCACACACCCCGTATAAGCACTCCTACCATAGAGAGCAGTAGTCGAGTGCTGTCAAGCCACCCAACGCGTCCTAGCTCATCCTCAACAGTCGCTTCCCAGCCCCAAAACCTAGATCCCTTAAGTCTAAATAGCCTCATAAGCCCAATATACTCCCGAGATACTAGTAAAACAACATAAACTACAGCAACAGTTCCAGAATCTACCCAGATTTTGGTAAATCTCATGAGGTCTTGGGGGCCTGAAAAGGGGGTTTTAGGCTGAGAAGGCTAGAAAGTTGAGAGGGGACACCTATACTATTGCTGAACCCCACACCCCCTCCCCCCTCCGCCCCCGTACCCTATGGGCAAAGGGTATTGCAGACACCTGAGCCAAGGGGTGAGGCCTCCAGTCGGGAGCCGAGGAGCAAAGGCGAAAGCCGGATGCCACCACACAAGCCGACTGGCATCCGCATAGTGCGGTGTAACAAAGGAAAGCTATCCAAAGCGGCGAGACTGCCGCGATAGGATTCTCATTTGCGCTTGCGCAAAGAGTGTCGGGATACCGTGCGAAAGTGTGCAGAGGCAGAAGCTGAAACCGCCCATTTGTGGCAACCATTAGATT